CTAAATTGTGGTTGTAAGTAGCCCCTATGGGGTAGCCAAGCAAGCCCGAGTCTAGCCACGCGGTACGCGCCATAGAGCCGTAGTACCAGATGTTTTCCACGTAGTTATACACAACGTACCGGTCAATGGTGTTGGAGGCGGCAGTGCAGTAGAACCACCAGACTTCGTTAAAGCCTTCGTTGGTGCTAGCAAACACTTGGTTATACTGCAAGGCGTTGATATCGTTGAACACAAACTTACGCAGGTCGCAGTTCAGGGTGCTCACCGTGCCATCATACTTATAGAACTTATCCCGCCCCATCCAGTACGATACCCCTACAGCAAAGGCCACTGCGTTAGGGCTGGCAATAGACAGGTTGTCCCCCACTATCTGGGAGCCCCATACATCCGGTGCGCCGAGGTACTGCAGGGTATAGAGCGTAGAGTCCGTCCACACCAGAATTTCCTGACGAGACTGGAGACAAGTAATAATCTCGGAGCCATGGGATAAGCGCAAACTACCCGCTTGGTTGGTAATAGACGGGGTCCACAGGGCAGGGTTTTCTTGGTCAGACCAACGGATAAGCATCGGGTCAAGTACGGAAGACGTAAGACTGTTGCACCCAAAAGCAAAGACAAACCGGCTGGCGTCAGACACAAAGACTTCGTTAACTATGGTGGGTACGTTAGACGCACCACTAATATTAGGCAACAAAATGCCCCGCACCGTAGTACCTGTGCTTGCGTACCAGTAACAGATAGGGCCCCCGCGGTAGGCAAATATCAAGTCTTCCCCGAAGTTAGACTGGCTCCAGAGCCGTATGGGGGTGTAGTTAGTACCCCCGTTACCCCAAGTACCCGCGCCCCAAGTACCTGCACTCCACCCCGTAGCGGGGGTACTTATCTCCGAACCGGTGTTTAACTGGTAGGCCGCAGTAACTGTGCCACCCCCCGTAGCCGAGCCGGAAGCGGCAGATGCAGACGTAATATTGTAAGTGTCAACGGTAACTACGGTGACTTGGTACTCCCCGTTCAGGGTAAGCCCACCGACTGCCGAAGCCCCGCTAAAGGTAACGTAATCATTAGTTACACAGCCATGCGCCGTATCAGTGACCAGCACGGTCTTGGACAAGTTAGTGGTAGTGAAGGGGTCGGTGAGGACCACAGTGTCGCGGATGGGGGTAATGTCGTAGTACTGCCCACCCTGCTCAACGTAGAACTTCAGGTTAGTACCGACACCGATGAGGTTCTGGCCACCGAGGGTTACCCAGTCCCAGATTGAACGGCACACCCCGAGAAAAGTGTAACTGGAGATACGTTGCCACCCACCGATTTTCTCTGGTGTCCCTTGGCGGAACCTGATTTTGTCAGACTCGTACCAGCCGCCCTCGTTCGTGTACCGGGTGTTTTCGCGGTTAATTCCGCTTTTGAGTACCACTTTTTTAAGAGACATGCTACAATCCTCCCCCACAACCAAGGAGAACACCATGTACGTATACATTTGGAAGGACGCCCAGAATATTCCGTTTTACGTAGGTATGGGTAAAACTATGCGCAGACCTAACCCCGGCAATAAAAACGGGCGCAACGAAGCGTGTTTGCAAAAGCTGTTTGAAATAGGTGCTGATGCAGTTATAGTTGAGATACATACCGTCGCTACCCCAGACGCGGCAAAAACGCTTGAGCAGCAATTTATCGCCAAATACGGGCGGTTGAAAAATGGCACTGGCACGCTGACCAACATTTCCAAAGGTGGCGAGTATCATGCGTCGTCCCCCGAAGTATCCGATAAAATCAAAGCGCTTTGGCAAGACCCCGTATACGCCGCTACCCAGCGCGTTAGCCGCACTGGTAAAAAGCATAAGTTCTCCCCAAAAACAAGAGCTAAGTTGGCAACCAGCCTACGTGCTAACCCCGCCATGAAGGGTTGGTCTGAGCGCAATGGGAAAGACCCGGCATTCGATGCCAAACGGGTAGCCGGAATCAAGGCAGCACAACCTTCGCGTAGGGAAAAAATGATGGACCCTGCGGCCTTAGCCCAACGTAAGGCCCGGCTAAAAGCAACTATGAACTCCGAGGCGTACAAAGCAAAACGCGCACAACGGAATACCCCAGAGTATCGGGAAAAGCTATCTGCTGCCCGTCGAGCATACTGGGAGAAAAAACGCACACAGGAACTCATGGGACCTTCTTTAGTGGCATAGTTATTTCTGCGCAAGTAGGGTGGTCTTAGCGTTGGAACCACTCGAACTACCAAACCAGTAGCCTAACACTAACAGGGCAACACTATCCATCAACCCCAGTATTCTGCCTACTAAAACAGGGTCAATTTTATCCTTCGGGTAGCCGTTGAGCAATAGGTACACCTCGGTGCCCAGTGACATAGTAAGCAGGACAAGGGATAGCCAAAACAAGTGTTTCTGCGTGCCCCCCGCTACGTTAGCCTGCCGGGCGGAGTCACGGTCCTTAAACTCCAACTCCGAGTACTTATAGCCCCGTTCTGCTTCGTGTTCTCGGTACTCCCCCTCCATCTCCTGCAGCTTAGCCATCGCCTCGGGGGTAACGGAACCTTGCTGGATTAGCTTAGTGATGGACTCAGTGGTGGCCCCGTCTACTCCAAACGCCCGACCCAACCCCGCCACAGCCACTGCACCAAACGGCCCAAGTAGCGCAGAAGCTACAGTAGGTGCTACGGATTTAAGGAAGTCAGACACGCCAGACATTATGTTCTCCTGATGGCCCAAGTGACTTTGTCACCGGCAGCAATTGCATCTGATACCAGTTTTTCTAGTGCTGGTAGGTCACCTTGGTAAAGGACACAGCCCTCGGTATGTTCAGTTTTCGTCCCTTTGTGTACACGTATGCCTGTATATGTACACCCGGCAAGGTCGCAACTTCGGTCTTTTTCATTGGAGTACAGCAGCAGCATCTCCCGTCCGAACCGCGTGGACATAGTTACCGCGACGTGGTACTCGCCTTCCGGTATGCAAGTCTCTTTCGGGATCTTGATGCCCGCCGGACGGCCAATGTCTTCAAGGGTAAGCCCCAGCACATCGTCGCCTATCTGCAGGTAACCAATAGTTTTATCGGCCTGATAAGTCCTGCGGTGGGAGATAATCATGGGTCACGTCCTTAAGGAAAATTACCGCCTACTGGGTTATTAGCCCCAACCGGGGCCGCGGTACCAATAGTTGAACCTACGGGTACAGTTGTCGTGGTCCATGGGGATTCGTTCATAGGGCCTACGCAGTCCGCTAGTTTAGCACCGTTTACCTTCTTAGGGCGCTTAGTGCAGGGGAAAGACCACATGTTACTCATGCCACCACCGGGTGCATCGGTCATGGTGAAAGTGCGGATTACGGCGGTTACGTTGTCCCACGACGGGGCTTGGGGGTAGCTAGTGCGGGTTGAAAACAGACTCCATACCGTATCTTTGCCACTCGGGGCATCGCAGGAGCCGTTCATCAGGCTGAGGTCAGCAATACTCTCTCCGGTCAGCACGGGGCAGACTGAGGTACCCATGGGGAACACGGTACCCTTAACAGTGACGGTTTTACCGGGGACGGGGGTAGTGGGGCTGGCAGCGCATAGTGCGTACTCGCCGTGGCAGATACTAAGAGAAGGACCGGCCTGTACCGCCATGCTACACAATATAACGAGTACCGCAGCAATTCTTTTCATCTTAGTGCCTCTGTGTGGTTTATGCCTTGTCTACTTTGGTTTGCAGCAGATCAAAAATCTTGTCCAGTTTGCGATTCATGTCCTTGATGTCGTCCCGGTAATCGTCTTTTGTGACATACATTACCGGCATATTCCTAACGTCCCCATCAAGGCGGTCAATAGCAGTGTAAATGCGGTTCAGCGTCCAACCGCCAAAGAATCCTGCGATGCACACTGCGATATTGAATAGCACTTGGTAGTCCATGTTGAAGTCCTTACTGCGGGTTAATGGTCGCCGTCGATGTTTCCCGATCTAGCGTGAGTTGTCCATAACAGGTTACATTCCAGTCTTGCCCATCCTGTTCACTTGCAGAGGGTACTTCGAGTCGGAAGTGTTTTACAAGGTACTCTTTCTCACTTTTGTCCCCCTCAAACACCCGCCAGACGTGGTCCATTGTGCCCCGTCCCGGTTGCCCCCTATTTTTGTTAAACCTGATCGAGTATTTCAAATTACTTCAGCCGCTGGTGCCGCGCACGTCTGAGGCGCCACATACCGCACACTCAGGTTGAAATGCACAAACTTGATCGGCTTATCTGAACCGTGTCGCCCAAACGAGTGAGGCAACCAAGCATTGCTGATAATCAACATCCCCGGCTCAGGTGCAAAATTGATCGTGTTACTTGCGGGTGTAGCGTTACTCATGTCAGCTTCGGGCAGGTTAATCTGGACCTTGCCGCCTCGTGGATCGTGGAACATTGCCCTTGAGCAGTTCTCCGGTGTCTCAAGAAAGTAGAACCCTACCAACTGTGACCCGCCACCGTGAACGTGCTGCTCCATCAAACTATGCTTGTAATGCTCCTGAGTCCAAACCGCGTCAACCATGACATTGAAGTTAGCCATGTCGTAGCCTTGCCCTTGCAATATGCTCCAACCGCTCTGACCGATGTACCTACAGAATTCCTCTACTCTCGGATCACTCGCATAATTATCTGTGTTGTGCATCGGAAATAACTCATGCACATCGTGCGTAATCTTGCTTAGTGCTTCCTCGGAAACCTCGGTTACTGCTTCAAGGAACTCTGGTTTCTGCGCTACATATACTGGAGAAGGGTAGTAATAAAAGGCTTCAAACTCGGGTTTTGGTTCGGGCTGCTCTATTATCATAGTATTTCGTAACCCCAAGAGTTCAACACCGCCTCATGGGGTTTAAACAACTCATTAAACTTATTCACTGCCCCGGGAAC